CCTTGACTTAAATCCTGCTGGTAAATTTTTTAAAGTACCCGCATCAATTAATTGTCTTAAAGATTGTGTTGCAGCTAAAGATAAACCACCAATCATATGTGTTAAACCAAAACCATAAAAACCTAAACCAGGTAAAAATTTGTAGTGAACAAAGTATTCTATTCTTTGGTATGTAATATCATTGGGTCTGTAATTTCTGTAAATAGATAATATCTCACTTGCACCTTCATCAATTGTAACAATATAAGGTATTTTAATTTTTTTTGCCTTATCATCTACTTCATCAAAATCATCAAGATTTAAATCCACATGCATTTCTAAAATAGTGTGAAGATAATCTGCACCTGTGCCCTTAACACCTTCAAGTTCATTTAATTTTTTTTGTACTGAGTCAGGTTCTGCATTTGATTCTATTAATTCAATATCTCTATAGAAGCCTGCAGCTTGTTTTTTAATTACTTCATTTTTTGTCATTTTAATGACATGAGATATTCTCTCACAATCTTTTAGATCTGATGCAAAGTAAGGAACAACAAGATCCTCTGCTGGCACAAACTTTGACACCGGTCTTTGTAGCATTGCATCGTAATAAACTTTTTTAAATGTTGAACCAGATAAAGGTAAATAAAATAACATCTGATCCATGTCAGTTGTATAGTCTTCCATTTCTTCCATAAGAAGATAATTCATATAATCTTTGACTCTATCAGCTTGTGCTTCGATTTGTGGTGTTTGTAATCCAATAGTTTGAGTTCTCACTGGACCATCTGATGGCACTAATTCTTTATAAGCTTGTGCTTGAAATTGTGTGACTGACTCAGCTAACAACGGATGAGTAACTGAAGAAGCTCCTTTAAAGGGTCTTGATACTTCTTGGTATTTTGTTCCTAATAAATCTAAACCTTTTATATAGGCATCTTCCCATTCTTTTCTAGATGATTTATCTTTTTTATATTCTTGAATAAGTTCGCTAGCCATATCTTTAAGAGAACGTTCATCCATACTCTCAGCAAGGTTAGCATTAAAATCGTCATTAGGTTCTTCAACTATTTCTTCTTCTCCTTCAACTAAAACTTCAGGAGGTAAACCTTCAGGTTCATCAACAACCGTTTCTTCGATTTTATCTTCTTCAACTAGATTTTCATTATTTTTCTCAACAGCCATAATTAATTGTACCCTATTGGTTTAAACATATCCACCACAAGTCCACCTTTAGACTTGTAAGTCTTTTGTGTGTTTCTCATTAATGGGGACACTTTAATAGCAAAAGCATCAAAATACAAGTTAGGATCATTAGACTCTATAAATTTATACCCGTCTTGGTTGGTACTACTAGCATCACTATGATATTTGCTTTTTATAGATTTGCCTTTAGCCTCTCCTTTGCCTGGATAATTGAAAGTATTAGTTTGTACTTTTTTATAAGGTTTACTTGGATCAGATAAAGATATTTTTGTTGAACCTGCTTTTGTGTTATAAAACCTTGCTATCTTTCCCATAACATCGGGTAAGACTGCTTTACCTTTTTTATTGATACCTTTACCATTAGCATAACCATAGAATCTTTCATTTCCTGCTTTGTAGCCTTGTCTAAAACTTAATTTATCAAATGGAGCAACTGCAACATAGTCTACATTTTCTCTTGCAGCTTTTTGTAAAAGATATTTAACAGCATGGTCTCCATACGAGTCAGCTTCAGGCATTGGAAAATAATCTTTAAAGTTTGAATCATATCTATCTTTACTTACTGTAAGTCTTTGAAGTTTTGTATTTACATCATCAAGAGATTTTTTAATGGCATTGACTGATCCAAAATTTTGTTCGTCTATTGCCTTATTTAAATTTTCTATCATCTTACCTCTTTGAGTAATCAAAAGATTTAATTCTAATTCCGCGTTGAACGGGTTTAATCTTCTTTGTCCTGATAATTGTTCAGCCTTACTCAATGATTTTGCAATGCTTTGGTTAACATCAGATTGTATTTCGTTAATCATAAATACTTTTTTACCATCAGGTGTGAACCTTGTGTCATATCTTATGTGATAAATATTATTGGTATCTCCAATCACATCAGTAAAATGTCCACCTTTGTTTCTTAAAGAAGTATTAGTTGCTATATCTTCAGGTAAAGTAAAAATAGTTTCTCTATAATCTTTACCACCTTCAAGAGTATAGTTTGATTCGTTTGCATATTTTGTCTTTGTTCCTCTCATGGGTGCTGCGGTTGCATTAAGTTCTGCTTCTAATTTATTTAAATATAATTTTTGTTGTTGGTCTACGTTAGGTCTAGCTTTTATTAATTTCAATTGGTCTCTTAATGAATTAAAAGAACCCTTACCCATTTCTCCTTTTTGAATACCTGCTAAAGTGTATTGTGCTGAATCAATACTACTTACAATGTCGTCATCAGCTCTATATTTAACTTTCAAAGCCTTTAGACGATCAGCCATATTTTTAGTTGCAAGGTCAAATTTTTCTTGTGCCCCTTTTTGAACTCCAAGTTCAACTGGCTTCAATCTATTTATTGGATTTAGTTTTACCATTGCACCAACTTCATTAGCATCAAGCTTTAGACCAAATTTTTTTGCAGCAAATAGCAGTCCACCTGCTAGGTCTCCTGCTTCATTGAATATAGCTAAATTAGAATCAAACAATTCTTCTTTTGATACATTGACTTCTTTACCGGCAAACGGACCTGAATCATATTTAAATCTTTTTTGTTCCCTTATAGTTTTCTGTGCTGGCTTACCAAATATTTTAAAGTTTACTTTTCTTGTAGATGTTAAATGGTCAATCCATTCATCAGCTGTGTACTGACCTCTGCCTTTTCTCATAACCCAGTCATATGTTGAAGAGCCAAATGCAGGTGCTATGTCATCACCCATTTGCAGTGGTTTAGTTTTTTTTAAAACTACTGGTGGGTTAGTTATTTCTTTAACAGCTAACTGTTGTCCTTGTTCCTGTGATGGTTTGGGAGTGTAGGTTATTTGTTTTTGTTGTTGTCCGGTAGCCGGTAACGCTGATTCTTTTTTACCTCCAAGAATTTTACGCCCCAGTCCTGTAAGAATATTCTTAAGGGACATAGTCCCTCCTAGTACATTTTAGTAGGTTTGTTTCTACCTAGTTTACATTTCACTTTAACAGATGTTCCTGACTTGTAACCCATAGGTCTTTGCATCATGCCACCACCCATTTTTTTAGACATTTTTTCTTTAATTTTTTTTGCTACTTCTCCTGCTTTGATACCTAAACCCATAGGAGTTGTTTTTGCTAAATTTTTAATTCTTTCCATCATTTTTTTTCTTCTTCCTCGATCTCCTTCAAACAATCTTTCTTTTTTCATAGGAGCAGATTTATCTCCCAACATAGTTTGCATTCTTGCTACTTTACCAGGAGATGCTTCAGGAAAAGCTTTTTTAATTTTTTCTACTGGTACTGGTCCACCTGATTTATATTTCTTCATCATGCCTCCACCCATTTTCTTATCTTTATTTTTTTTCATTTTAGATTTTAAATATTGTACAGCACCAACGCCAGCTAAACCAACAC